GCAGATGATAGAGAGATCAGGCGTAGATGTTGACCCCGAAAAATTTAGAATACTAGAATCAAACAGTTATGAAAAGACTCTAGAATGCATCCGGTCTTTCGTAAAACAAAGTAAAGAGTCCGGATTTAAATGTTTATTCATTATCGACTCGATGGACGCTTTAGTTCCAGATGGAGATGCAGAAAGAAGTTTTTCCGAAGCAAATAAGGTCGCTGGTGGAGCGGTCCTAAGCACAGACTTTCTTAGAAAGATGGCCTTAGCCCTTTCAAAGAGAGGGCATATATGCTACATGGTGTCTCAAGTCAGAAGCACCGTCTCTATCAATCCGTACGAAAAGGGTGACCCAAAGCTCACTAACGCTTCTGGTGGAAACGCCGCCCTACACTACTCAGATTGGATTTTAGAGTTTCAAATGCGCCACGGAGCAGATATGATTAGGGAAGACCCAAATGATAAGAAGTCCCAAATCCTTGGTCACTTCTGCAAGGTTGTTTTTAAAAAAACCCCGAATGAGAAGACTCTTGTTGAGGTTAAATACCCAATTAAATACGGCCAAAAGAATGGAGAAAGTGTCTGGGTGGAATACGAAATACTCAGCATCCTACTACAGTACAACTTCCTAGAAAAAGCGGGGGCTTGGTTTAAGTTCGACCCAGAGGCTCACAAAGAGCTTGTCAAAGCGGGGTTTGATGTGCCTGTGCAGTTCCAAGGTAGCTCTAAAGTCCTTGACCTATTAAACTCTAATAAACCATTGGTAGACTTTTATTATAAGAAATTCACAGAGTCTCTATCTAAAAAAGTATGAGAATGTATAACGTAAGGGGTAAGTTGGTCTCCAAAAACGTTAGCAAGTATTTAATAAATTGGAAGGGTAAGTGCAGGTCTAAGTTTCAAGAAGCGGTAAAAGCCTTCATGGAACCTCATTGGAGCTACTGTATAGTCTATGAAGAATTTCCTGTATACGGAACTCTAATGAAGGTAGACATCTTAAACTCTACAAAAAAGATAGCCATAGAGGTTAATGGCGATCAACATTATTCTTACAACAAGTTCTTTCATGGAAATAGTATAGAGAATTACTCAAAAAGCCTTGAAAGAGATACTCTGAAGCTAGAGTGGTTAGAGAAGAATGGATATCAGCTAGCTGAAATAATCAGTAGCGATTTAAATAAATTAAGCGAAGAATTCTTTAAAATAAAATTTGGCATTGAAATATAGTGTAAATTCTTTAAATGAAGAAAAAAGAAGCTTTCACGTTCCCGGTAGCGTTTCTAACGCAGATTAACGAGTATTCGAATGGCGGATTCATCCTCATTAATTTCGACGCGGAAAAGAACCCTAGAGTTTTCTTTCAATTTGACGACACGTTAAGCTCCCTAGCTCTAACGTCCCATACAGAAAACTGGGCTCTTGCAATGAAATCTGTCAACCAAGAAATGATGACAGAGTCAGTTAAAGAGTCTTTTGAGCAGGATGAAGGTTCTGAAAACGGAGACACCCCTGAAACTTCTTGACATTTTACCATCCTGTCGGAAGTTCTATGAATGATGACCTCAGATAGAAAGCTGGACTCTAAGCATCTAGAGCGGCACTTCTTGGCTGGGCTTTTTGGATCCCCTGAAATCCTCCCAGATATTGATGCTAAAATAAGTGAAGACGACTTTGTCTATGCTCCACACAAAAAAATATATGGGGTTCTAAAATCCATGATTTTAAAAAATGAGCCGATAGAGAAGGTTATCGTTGCTCAGAGGATTACCAATTTGGGCTGCGTCTTCCAAGACCAAATCAATATCTACGACTATATTGAAAACATCACTTTTAATAAGGTAAACTCCAAAGGTACTCTAAGCGCGGCAGACGAACTTATTAAATTAAGGTGCAAGAGGGATCTTTTAGAGGTTGCACGCAATCTAGCTGAATGCGCTCAAAACTCACCCGCAGAAGACGTGTCCGAGCTAATCAAAGAAGCGGACAATATTTACAACAATAAAATCTCTGGGCTAGATTCAAATCACAAAAATCCAGAGAACCTTTTCCAAGAAATTAGCGAAATAGTAATGGAGCGAGCAAGAAATCCTATGGAAGACTTCGGCATGGCTACTCCATTTTCAGAATTCAACAGAATGTTTGGAGGTTTGAGATCTAAAAATCTTTACGCGATTGCTTCAAGACCTGGACAAGGCAAAAGTACGTTCTTGAACCATATGTGTCTACACGTTGCCAAAGACAACGACGTAGAAGCCCTGTTTCTAGATACTGAGATGAGTACTCTTGAGCAGCAGTTCAGAATGGTCGCAAACATTAGCGGCGTGCCCCTTTGGTATATCGAGACAGGAAAATGGACAACCAACCCCGAGTTTTCTGAAAAAATTAAAGACGCCTTAAAGAAGATTGAAAAATATAAATATTATCATTACGAAGTTGGAAATAAAGATATTAATCAAGTTGTATCCATTATTAGAAGATGGCACTTGAGTAAGGTGGGGAGAGGTAAGAAGTGTTTTATTGTTTATGACTATCTTAAAATGACTGGGGAAAAGATAGGTCAGAACTGGGCGGAGCATCAAGTCATCGGAGATAAGGTTGATAAATTAAAAAAGATATCAGAAGAAATTGACGCTCCAATCTTTACTGCCGTGCAACTAAACAGGACTGGGGAATCTCAGAACAGACGCTCAGAAAACATCACGGATGATAGCTCTGCGATTGCCTTGTCCGACAGACTCCAATGGTTTGCTTCTTTCGTAGCAATCTTTAGAAGGAAAACTAACGATGAAATGGCCTTGGATGGTCATGATTTTGGAACACACAAGCTGTTGCCTATAAAAACCAGATACCAAGGCAAAGACCCAGCGGGTCATCAAGATTTGATCAGGAGAAGAGTTCTAGAAACCGTCAGAGGGGAACCTTCTATAGTAGAAAAATGGGCGAACAACTACATAAACTACTCTGTCCAAAATTTTTCCGTAGAAGAAAAAGGCTCACTAAGAGATGTCGTAAACCGCGAAAGCGAGACGTTCGATTTAGAAAACGGCGGAAGAACTACGGAAGATACCTTGTGAGTAATTTTGAGTCCATTCTAGAGTCGATAGGCTACACCCTTATTGATAACGGTAAGAACTATCGAGCAAAACCTCTCTACAGAGACTCCGACAACGACAGTGTCCTGTGCATAAACAAGGAGGATGGCTATTGGTTTGACTTTAAAACTCAAGAGAACGGAAGCTTTGAAAAACTAGTTGAGAAAACCCTTCAAATTCCATCTGGACAAATACCAGAATGGCTCGAAGATAGAAAGTTCATCCCAGCAGATATAGATAATAGTAGTAATAAAATTATTATAGAAGACCAAATTTTCGACGACAGCCTGCTTAAAAGTCTAACTCAAGATCACTCTTACTGGGAGGGGAGAGGGATAAGTGAAGAAACTTTAAAAGTTTTTAAAGGTGGAGTCTGTAAAGCTGGAAAAATGAAAAACAGATATATTTTCCCAATCTTCAACTCCTCAAATCAAATAATCGGTGTCAGTGGTAGAATGGTTTTTAAAGAGTTCGGAAACAGCCCCAAGTGGAAGCATCTCGGGTTAAAAAAATCTTGGGCATACCCAACGACATTAAACTTAGACTTTATAAGGCAAGCCAACAGTGTCGTAATAGTGGAGAGTATCGGAGATATGCTTGCTCTTTGGAAAAATGGCGTAAAGACTTCCGTTGTGTCTTTCGGATTAGACATTCAACCCGGTTTATTAAATTTTCTCTTAAAAGTAGATGTCAAAAAAATAATAATAGCTTTTAACAATGACTCAGCTAGCGAGAACGCTGGGAATATCGCCGCAGAAAAGCAATACAAAAAACTTTTAAGGCACTTCGATCAAGATCAGGTTTTTATTTCCTTACCAGATAATAAAGACTTTGGTGAAATGAATCCAGAACAAATAATTCAATGGAAAAAAAAGACAAAAAATATCTGTCTGCATCGAGAATAAAAACTCTAGAGTCCTGCTCTTGGGTTTATTGGTGCAAATATCATTTAAAGCTTCCCGACAAGTCTAATGACGGAGCGTTAAGAGGGAGTGTTTGCCATTTAATTTTCGAAATGTTGATTGGTAAAAACAGAAAAAAATACTTTAATAAGATTGTTAAGACGAAGAAACTATCTTCCGTTCCCAGCGTAGATAGACTAGTTAAAAAATGGGTTAAAAAATACAAACTTTCCCAAGAAAACTACGATCTCATTGAAGTAATGATTGTCGTTGGTTTAGAAACCGACTTCTACGGAGGAAGCGGCGTTAAAATCCTAGACCCAGAATTTGAATTTAAGATAGTAAATGAGGAGCCGGAGTACAATATCTTAGGATTTATTGACAAGGTCTTTCTATACCCAAAAGGCGAAGAGGTGATTATTACCGATTATAAAACTAGTAAAGAGAAGTTTAAGGGCAGCGAGGTAGACTGCAACTTACAAGGATTAATGTATTCTCTCGTAGCTAGAAGGACGTGGCCGGAATATAAGAAAGTTATTATAAAGTTCATTTTCTTAAAATTTCCAGAAGATCCAATTATAGAGGTTTCGTTTACTGATGAAGAGATAGAGGGTTTTGGATACTATCTTGAGTATTTGAATAAGAAGGTAACATCTTTCACAGAGAAGGAAGCTAAGAGTTCTTACGCCGCAGACATGCCCGATGTAAAAAA